TGAATATCATGAAGAACGTCGCCAAAAAGAAGAGGCGCAACGACTCCGTGACGAAGCAATAGCTTTTGCTGAGAAGAAGTTTTCAGAAGCAGAGAATTATCGTAAGCGTTTAACTGAAGGCGAAAACGTCCTTGTCGGTGAGGCAAGGGGTCGTCTCGAGGCCGAACTAGAAAAGGCCAAGAACGCATACAAGCAGGCTTATGAAGTCGGTGACTCAGATGCATTGACCGAAGCACAGATCAAGATGTCTGAGCTAACGGCCAAGAAGTCTCGTTACGATTCATACAAGCCAAAAGAATATCAGCCCGCACAAAACCCATTCCAACAAGCACAGCAGAGAGTCGAGCAACAACAGCTTAGAGCTGACCCTCAAGCAGAGGAATGGGCAAGAAACAACTCTTGGTTCGGGCAGAACAAACGAATGACAGCCTACGCAATGGGAGTTCACGATGAACTCGTATCCAACGGCGTAGACCCAACAAGTCAGGAGTATTACAACGAAATCGACAAGGCTATCGGTGAAGCTTTTCCAAGCGACTCCGGTGCGTCGGTTCGTCAAGAATCAGGCTCCGTGGTGGCCCCGGCGACTCGCTCGTCTAAATCACCCCGCAAGATACGACTGACAACAACACAAGTCGCTCTCGCCAAGCGACTGGGCCTCTCGCCCGAACAATATGCGGCGCAACTTATGAAGGAGAAGCAGTAATGTCAACTCGAGCCCCAAGGGAAACTCAGACCCGCGAAAAAACTGAGCGCAAAAAATCATGGGCCCCAGCTTCTCGCGTTCCTGAACCGCTCAAAAACGATCAATACTCGTATCGGTGGATTCGGACATCAACACTTGGCCAAGCAGATAACACAAATGTTTCTGCGAAGTTCCGGGAAGGATGGGAGCCAGTTCCAACTAGTGAGCATCCTGAACTACAAGTTATGTCTGATATCGACTCTCGGTTTGAAGGGAATGTTGAAGTAGGCGGACTCTTGTTATGTCGCAATGACAAAGAGAACGTCCAAGCCCGGAACGAACATTTTCGTGACGTGGCGCAACGGCAGATGGAATCAGTGGACAACAACTACCTTCGGGAGAATGATCCACGGATGCCAATGTTAAGGCCAGAGCGCTCAACGAAGGTGTCATTTGGTAGCGGCAACTCCTAGTAAGTTACTACGAAGGGGTGCCGCAGTAAGACATTTAAGGAGATAAATATGTCTGCAACAGCCGCGCCCTTCGGACTCCGTCCGATTGGTCGTCTGGACAATGGATCATTGGAAGTTTTCCGCCAGTATCCCATTGCTTCAGGCTATGCCACGAATATCGCAATGGGCGATATCGTACAGTTGGTTGATGGTGGTACTGCCACTACAATCGAAAAGCAATCTGGAACAGGTGATGACTCAACAGAAATCGATATGGTCGGTATCTTCTTGGGTTGTAAGTACACCGATCCAAACACAGGGCAATTAACGTTCAGCCAGCTATGGCCAGCAAGCACAGTTGCCTCAGACGCGATGGCCTATGTTGTCGATGATCCGAGTGTGTTGTTTGCGATTCAAGCCGATGCCGCACCAACTAACGTTGGCGACATCTATGGCAAGAACACTCTGTTGGTTCAAACTGCGCCTAACACCACATTCAAGGTGTCTCGCGTTGCTTTGGATATTTCAGAGATCAGCACAGATGCTCAAAACCCTATTCGTATCATCGATTATCTCGGTGGCGATCAGGGCGATGAAAAGGGAACAGACTATCCAATCTTGGTATGTAAGTTCAACTATCATCAGCATTCATCAACAACCGGCTCAGCGTAAGGAGACTGACTAATGGCTATTACACGCGCCCAGCTCCTCAAGGAGCTATTACCCGGTCTTAACGCATTGTTCGGTCTTGAGTACGATAAGTACGAAAACGAGCATGCTGAGATCTACGAGACAGAAAATTCAGAGCGTTCTTTTGAAGAAGAAGTAAAACTCTCTGGCTTTGGTGCCGCACCAGTTAAGCCAGAAGGTTCTGCGATTTCTTATGACAGCGCACAAGAATCTTTTGTTGCCCGATATAACCACGAAACAGTTGGAATGGGTTTCTCTGTCACTGAAGAAGCGATGGAAGATAACCTGTATGACGCACTGTCAGCTCGTTACACCAAGGCACTTGCTCGTGCAATGGCGTACACCAAGCAGACCAAGGCGGCATCCCTGCTGAACACTGGTTTTGATACCTTCCAGTCAGGTGACGGCGTGACTTTGTTCAACGCTTCACACCCAACTGTGTCTGGTGGAAACAACTCAAACCGCCCAACAACAGCGTCTGACCTCAACGAGACTTCTCTTGAGCAGGCTGTTATTGACATCGCGGCATACACAGACGAGCGTGGTCTTTTGATTGCGGCACGTCCTCGTAAGTTGATCGTTCCACCTGCATTGATGTTCGTGGCGACTCGTCTCTTAGAGACAGATCTCCGTGTTGGCACTGCTGACAACGACATCAACGCTGTTCGCTCTAATGGGTCAATCCCAGAAGGCTACCGTGTCAATCACTACTTGACTGACAACGATGCTTTCTTCTTGACCACAGACGTGCCAAACGGCATGAAGCACTTCGTGCGGACTGCAATGCAAACGTCTATGGACGGCGATTTCGATACAGGAAACGTTCGTTATAAGGCTCGTGAGCGTTATAGCTTCGGCGTATCCGATCCACTCGGAATCTACGGCTCTCCGGGAGCTGACTAATAGAAAGGGGCCTTCGGGCCCCTTTTCTTTATCCTGACAGAAAAGTGCAAATGCACATTCTGACACTTGCCACGACAGGAGATTCTCATGGCTAATACCACTTTCACTGGAGCGGTTCGCTCCAAGAATGGATTCCAATCTATTTCACAGAATGCGACGACTGGTGCGATCACAGTAGGAACAACCTACAGCGACATTATCACTGGTAGCGTCCAATCACTTTCAGGCGCTGGCGCAGTGAACCTGACAGATCTCATCACAGAAATCACAACAACTGGCGCAGATGCACTGACGCTAGCTAACGGATCGGCAGGACAAGTCAAGATCATCACAATGGTCGTTGATGGGGGTGACGGAACGCTTACTCCAACAACTCTGGCTGGTGGTTCTACTATCACTTTCAATGATGTTGGAGATGGTGTAGTTCTTGTTTACGGCACAGCAGGCTGGGTTGTCGTAGGAAACAACGGCGCGACAATCGCTTAAGGAGTGAGTCATGGCAGTATCTGATGTAATTGCGGTTACCCGCACTGACGATGGAGAAATTTACGGTCAGCGCTCTCGTGTACGTCAGATCGTAGCCACGACTTCCAGCTCAGGAAGTCCCGCTATCGCTGTCAAAGACGGCGGCGCTAGTGGGACAACTCGTCTTAGTATGGCCTTTACAACATCTGATGTAATCACGGTGAATATTCCTGATAACGGTATACTGTTTGAGACAGATGTATATCTTGACTTAACAGCGTGTGACTCAGTGACATTCTTCATTTCATAGGAGAACAACCGTGGCGGGAAAAGAAGTTCGATCTGCCCATACCCACACCTCAGCAACTCTTGTCACCGGGAGATCTCGATTGCAAGGCGTTGTGATTAATACGTCAACAGGCGCTACTGGCAATGTAATCCTGTATGACAACACGGCGGCTTCAGGAACTGTGCTACTAGAAGTTGATGAGAAGGAATCATCAACTGTAGACGTCATTATTCCGAATGATGGAATATTGGCGAAGAAAGGTATCTATGTGGATCTTCCTAGCAACGTAACAATCACGGTGTTTTATCAGCAATGAGCACTCCAGAGCGCGTCAAAAACAAGATGAAGGAGCTTGGTCTCAGTGGCGTCAATAAGCCTAAGAGGACTCCGAGTCACAAGACCAAGTCTCATGTTGTTATGGCCAAGGAAGGCGACAAGTATAAGCTCGTCAGGTTTGGTCAGCAGGGCGTAAAGGGGGCGGGTAAGAGTCCTAAGTCCGCTAAAGACAAAGCCCGAAAAAAATCCTATTACGCTCGTCATAACGCGCAAGGAAAGCCGTCAAGCAAGCTGTCCGCAAAGCATTGGTCGCATAAGGTTAAATGGTAATGGAAAGATATAGACGTGCCCTCGCTGAATACATGGCCGAACAACAGCCAGTTCGCATGGCGGAAGGCGGGATCGTGTCCCAAGCTGACTACAACGCTTTCACACAGGCTGTCTATGACCAGATAGCGGCAGGCACCTTGACAACCGACCAGCAAGTTATTGATGCCTTGGCAGGGAGCCTTGGTGTGTTTCTTGACAGGGGCGATGTATTTGAACCTGAAAAGCTTGTTGCCGCAATAGAGTCTGTTGGCTCAAACTTTGGCCAAACGCCAACTGAAATAGCCAACACTA